TTAAAACAGGAGAGGATCCAGCAAGCTCATCGAACGTTGATTGCACAGCTTTCTTTAACTCTTTGGTTGCAAAAGCTGTTGTGGCTTTTATTCTTTGGGTTATATATAAGATAGTATCTTTTCTTGTTAAGAAAACAAAGACGTGGTTCATTGATCCAATTTGGAATAAATATCCGGAAGAAAAGAAGATGTTCGCAGGAGAATTTGAAAGTTCAAGAGTTATTTTCAAGAAAAGGAAGATATATTCTCAGATTAATGATGGAACTGTTGTATTTGTCGATCAAAATAATACATCTTTTGGAAATCTAAGTTATCTCAGCGTAGGTAAGCCAATTGTTTTTGGTACTGTGAGATCTTTTGTGTACAAGGGGGTTAATTTGATTTTCTTTGCGTGTTTGAAGAATAAACAAATTGATCCTGCTGCTTTCTCTCTGTGTTTGGATAGAGTTGAAGCTGGTGAGATTTATTTACCAGAGAAATATCTATCTGAGGAGTTAAAATTGTTGGTAGAACAACATGGATGTTGTACCAAATATATCTGTTTTGAAGGTTCGTATGAATATAGTAACCCATATGATCAACATCTTGGACGTAGACCAAAAACTGTGACAAGCTATAAGAAACGTGATGATGATAGCACAGATGATGAATATGAAGGTGAAGGATCAGGAAAACCAGAACAAAAACGTACAAATCGAAGCGTTCGTAAATATGAAAATGAAGATTCTGGATCAAAGCAAAAGAAACGCACAAACCGTACCGTCAGACGGTATGAAGTTGAAGATTCAGGAGCAAAACAACGTAAACGAGAGAATCGAACGGTACGTACATACGAAGCTACAAAAATGTTTGACCAATTAACACAGAGTATAGATATCTCTGCTAGTGATGATTCTTTTGGCGAAGAAGATTATGTACCTTCTTGCGTTGAAGGAGTCGATGTAATTGATATCACTAAAACACTGGATTTTGATGAAGGAGAGAATGTTCAAGTTAAATTTCCGACTGCTAGTGCAGGTACATTTGAGGGTACTGAAGCTCTTCTCAAAGATGCAAAGTATGAAAGTGCAGTAGATCCTAATGCAAATGCGATTTTGAAGCGAATTAGAGATGAACTTAATGTCCAGGTATTTAGTGTGGAGTGTGAAGGCTCAGCTTTATTTGGAATTGGAGTTGGTCGTTATATCGTGTTTCCATCTCATTTAGTATTTGGTAAAGATGAGATTGTTTTATTCAAAAGATCCACTGGTGCTGCTGTACTAGGTAAGGAGTGTTATTTAGCACGAGTTGTCAAATATTGTAAAGATTGGGAATTATGTGGAGCAGTGATTCTACCTTTGAAAGACCCAGAGTACAAGAAGATTACACCAGAAAATAGACCGACTCAAAATCTGACTTTTCCTTTGAGTGCTTTAAAATACGTACCCAAAGATCATGATATCGGATCAAGATCATTGACAAAGTATTGCTTGCAGTATTTACCAAAACAAGGCTTTATTATACCAGGTATGATTTCATATATCAAGAACTACGAAGGCAAACTATCAGGAATTAATGTAAAATGTGAAATTTTTGCAATGCAGACTTTGCCTATGATGAATGCTCAAACTATCCCTGGAGATTGTGGTGGAGCAGTTGTTATGTTACATCCAAGTGCAACCAGAAAATTGATTGGAATGCATATTGGTTCGGCATCTAACGTTGTAACAATGAAAGATTGATGTTTGGACAGTAGATCAACTGGTTTAATCGCCATTTTGAGTTTGGAACGTCTGCATGTCTTGACAGAAAAATCATATGCATCTGAAGGAGAATTTCAGTCTGGGACTGGGTTTCCAAAAGTTACATGGGCGAAACCCAATAAATATGATAATTTTCATACGTTGATATCTGATTCTGATATTGGTGTTCATTTACCAATTGATAATGATGATTCAATAAAATATTATGGAGATTTGGAGAAAAATCAACCACCATGTGATGTGAAAGGAAAGACTGATCACCATAGAACTCCATTTTATGGTTGTTTTGAAGAGACAAAGAAACCATCTGCTTTAATTGAAGCACACGTTCCTGATACTTCAAAATTGCTTAACGATAGTCGTGGTAACCCATCTATTTTAGTTACTCAATTATCGGGTTATGCAGGAAAAACATATGAAATACCTGCTGAGATTATGTCCACTATGATTGAACAACTGAAAGAGTATATGATTGAAGTTATGCAAGGTTATGCTATAGGGACATCGTCGAATAGCAAAACTGCGATGTGGGAAGCTTTGAATGGACAATACTTCAATGATGATTTCGATAAGTTGAATGAAAAGAGTTCAGCAGGAATACCATGGACTAATCTCGGGGCAACAACTAAAAACGATTTCTTGGAAAGAAAACGAATCTTGAATATGTATCGGACTTCTGCAGAAGATAAATTTATCGAAGGTTTTTATCTGAAAGATGACAAATTGATTAAATACTTTAAACGAGTATTTAACAACAAGATTGAGCAAGCAAAGAGCCTCAAACGTACTTTTAGTATATGGAAAGCATGTTTGAAGGATGAACTTCGAAAATTAGAGAAAGTGCATTATGGGACAACAAGAGCTTTTATAGCACCCCCAATGGAATCTTTCTTGATGGGAAGATTTCTCTTTGGTAGATGGAAAGCAGCTTTTAAATCTAATCAAGAAAAGCTATTCCATGGATTGGGAATCGACATGAAATCATTGGATGTGACGGATTTTATTTCTAAGTTTAAGCAGTATAAATATTTCATGGATGTCGATTATAAAAACTTTGATCAGAAGTTATTAGCACAGTTTATCAAGGCAGTTGCAGTTATTATTGTTGAGACTATTCGTCATTATGAAAAGAATGATGAGTATGCTAATGCGCGTTATGTATATTTTGAAGAACTTATATATACTGTTATTTGTGCATCGAGAACTTTGTTCATGACCAATCGTGGAAATAAATCTGGTAATGTACTAACTACTGAATTGAATTGCTTAGTCAACTTCTTGTATGGTTGGTATGTATTCATCAAAACAACTGGTGATACTAGTTTACAATCATATTTGAGATATGTCAGAGATAAGAACTTTGGAGATGATAAAGCTATGGGATTGACACAAGAAGCTGTGGACCTGGGATTTAATTTCCATGCATATAAGAAAGTCATGGCAGAAATTGGACAAACAGTAACACCAGGAAATAAATCTGATGTTGAATTACCGTATTTTGAAGATATTTGTGAATTGCAGTTTCTTAAACGAAACTTTTATCAGTTATATCCTACTATCTGGATTGCTCCTCTTGATAAAACATCTATCGAGAGTGTATTTAACTACTCGTGTTTAACCGAAGAAGAGATTGAAGAGTGGCAAGCAACAATTAGAGAACAACTTATGGAAGCAATGTTACATGGGAAAAAGTACTACTCAACTTTTGTGAAAAAGTTGAGAGAGTGGGTTTCAACCTACAAATTTAAACATTACCATCCTGAATTACGAGAAGCTATTATGCCTATTCTTTTGAATAGATATGTAGATATGCTTCGATCGTATTTGCTTCGAATTGGTGTCTTATCACCTAGTGATTTACAAAATAATAAAATATATTGTGAGTCAATTTTTGAAAACGGAAGAACCCGTTTGCGTTATTACACGAAAGAGAATAGCTTTGAAAGCGAGAATATTACAGAATCACTTGACAAATCGTTAATGTCAGTCATGGATAATGTAAAGAAATATATTCAACAAAAAGGAGAAGCCCTTTATAACTTGGGGTTAAATTATGGAAATTATTCTCCTCAAGAGACCAATCCAGAAACCGATATACAATTCGAGGGTGTACAATCCGATATTGGTCCACCAGTTAAAGTTATGAGTGCAGATGGCCCTGTATACGCGTTTGATCTTGGGCAATCACACGGCCTTCTACCAAAACAAATCCCAAAGATCATGGATGTGGCAATGAGTTTGCCCGACAATATCAAACATTTTCAGCTCTTAGATCCCATTTATTTGAATGGTATCCAACCACGAG